TGCCAGCCAGCGTCATGGGATAGCCAGCCTTAACCGCAGCAGTTTCGGTCACGGTAAAGGGAATGGCGGTGTAGTCATTGGAAGCAAGGATGGTATCGTTGATTCCGTTGACCGTGTTTCGGGTAAACTTCATGTTTTCCTCCTTGTTAATGGAAAGCACTCATTGCGTCACTCGATGCCTTAGAAGTATTTGCATTCTGCTGTGCAAGGCTCTTAGCAAACGCCACGCCCTCGCTGTCAGAACCGCCCTTGCCATCCGCACCCGGAGGTGTGGGCATATCCTTCAGCAGAGAAGCCTTGTATGCGGTATCATGGGCGGTCATAAATTCCGACTGGAACTTAAACACCTTGTCCATGTCGCCGTCAGCCAGTGCAGATGCAGCCTTTCCAGCCAGTTCAGCATCATAACCCTGTGCAACGAACTTCTCACGGTAAGATGCAAGGGTCTTTTCCTTGACGAGATTCTCCTTGTCGGCAGTCAGGGCTTCAATCTGCTTCTGCATCTCTGCCAGCTTGTCAGCCTGTTCCTGTGCGGCGTTCTCGTCATCGGTGCGCTTTGCCTTGAGCTGCTTCTTGTACTCAGCAGCTTCGCCGTTGGCTTTCGTCACGGCGTTGCGTAGCTTCTCTACCTCTGCGTTAGGGTCTGCAACCTTTTCAAGCGCAGAAATGATTTCATCGGCGGTCATGCCCTCTTTGTAGGCATCACCAAGCAACACATTGAGTTTCATATCGTTAATTTCCTCCTGCGTTTTTTTACCGTTGCTTCCCTGCAACGCTGCGAAATTTGTATCCCGGCTTCCCTGCCGGAATATATCAGCCCGCTTGTGCGGATTGATTTTTAGTTGATTAGTTCCCCTGCGCCGTTGTAAACCAGTTCTGCTTTCGCAACATCAGGAGCGGCGAAAACGGTCGGAACAAGATAGACCGGAACGCCATACAACTTTGCAGCATCAATTTCCACAGTGCAGCCGTTATACTGAAAGGCGTTATCGCCGCAAATGCCGATAAAATAATCGGCCTGTGCGAGAAGTTCAATGCTCTTGCCAAGATACCAAAGCCCTTCGGTTTTACACTTAGGCGGGTTATCTTCAATATAGGTAGGGATAACCTCAAGGCTTTCACCGTACACTGCTTCGGCAATCTTGTGCAAACGGTCAAACGTCATCCGAATATTTTCTTCCGACCGATTCTTCATCGGGCAGGAAATAAACAGCTTCTTCATTTTTGTTCTCCTTCCTTTACATTAGCCTGTTCAACAACCATTTTGCCGTTGTCGGTATCTGTCGTCTGTTCCTGCGGCTTCGGTGCTTTCCCGTCATTGCCCAGCTTGCCAGCGGCAATCAGGAAGGGTTTGCTCATCTCATAAGCAGCCTGCGGGTCAGGGAACAGACCAGGCGTAGTAAACGCCAACTGCGGGTCAATCGGCTGCTGAATCATCTGTGCGAAAATCTGAACCTTGCTCTGCTGGTTGTCGTACTGGCGGCGTGGCAGTTTGATGTTGATGTCACTTGCCATCAGCTTAGAACCAGCCGTGTCACGCAGGATTTTCAGCATCACAGACAGGCTTTGGCGTTCCGAGAACTTGAACATATTCTCGTACTGCTGCGCCCTTGCTTCTGTGTGATTCCATCCGTTACGGACAATAACTGCGCCCACGTTGTCGGACGTTGCATTCTCGCTACCAGTAGCACTGGGCATGGCAGTCAGGCTGCGGTACACGTTCAACATGGAATCAAGCAAGGTCTGGCTCTGCTGCTGGTCAAGCTCATTTGCAAGCTGTGCGACCGAAGCTGGCTGACCGGAAGATGACTTCAGGCACATTGCGCCCATAGCCTTAACAGCTTTTAAGGCTTCTTCGTCCACAAGGCAATTGGTAAAAACCATGATGGACTGGATGAACTGCGCCACACCGTCTAAACGGTTGCTTTCAAGGTCATTGATGGCATCCAGCACAGGGATAGCCGGTTCAAACAGACCCATCCGCTCCGGGTTCAGCTTGTAT